GCTGCAGCCGCATTTGAAAGGCTGCTAACATGTTGCGCCTTTCTATAGGTGGCAATTCTCTATAAGTTTCAACAAGTTCTAATTCATCCGCTGAAAATGCACCTCCATTCTCTTCTGCACCCGTAAGCACCCAGGTAAATGAGGTTTTGGCCGCCTGGGCCAGCTTGGTTGCGGACTCCTTACTGATCGTCCCTCGCTTAAACCAGTTCGTGACTGATGTAGGGCTTACTTCTGCAATGCGAGCCATATCAGCGCGCGACCAGTGATTAGTCTTCATCAGCTCGTTGAGCCGGTTAGCAAGCGGCGTACTCTGCGGTTCGGTCATTTCATTAACGTCGGTTGTATTCATAAGGCTAATTGTAAGCCAGTGGCTAGATAATTAAAAACCTCAGACAGTTGACAATAGTTAGCCATTAGCTCAATAATAATTATCCAAAGGCTAAACTGGAGTTCTTAATGTCAGGCTTAGACAAAGCAATCACTGCTGCTGGGGGCAAACGCAAGCTTGCTGAAGCCCTCAACATCAAACCGTCGTCATTGAGTCGCTGGATCCACCGTTATCAGGGGCGTGTACCCTCCGCGCGGATAATCCAGATTTTTAAAATTACTGGCGTTACTCCTCACGAACTGCGACCGGATTTACACCCAAACCCAACCAGCGGTATTCCAGATATTACCGCCTCAACTCACAAGGAAAGTGATTAATGGAAATCAAACACGAACACATTGAATGCGTCCTGCTGGCCTGGGCGGCAGAAGTTGGCCAAGCTCACGCAGCAGAGATGATCACTGCTGAATATTTGCGTCTGGGTGGTGGCTCGCTGCCGCTGGTGGCCGGGAATACCTGGAACAACCAGCAAAACATCTTCCACCGCTGGTTAGACGGCAGAACCGCACAGCGCCGGAACAAGATCCGCATGCTGCTGCCAGCCATTCTGGCCGTTTTGCCGCGGGGCATCCGCCACCGCCTGAGCATTTACGACACGCTGGAGCGCCGCGCGTTACTGGCCGCCCAAGATGCACTGGCTCAGGCCATTGATGCCCATGACGAAGCGGTTGATGCGCTTTATCGGCAGCTGCAGTCCGGCACCCCAACCGAATCCCCCAAATTTCATTAAGACGGTGGTCGCCATTCTCAAAAAACAGGAGCTGTTAAATCGCATGAAGAGCGTTCTCCAACGCAACGCGGCAAATGCACCTGCAGATCGTGGCGCTGAATATCGGCCAGGCCAGAAATTCCAGGACGTTCGAGGACGTGAGGTAACTCTGGTCAACCGGACGCATACCCGTGTGACTTTCTTACGGCAGGGGTATTCGGGCGTGTGCGAACTGAGCTGTAAAGAGTTTGAACGGAAGTTTAGTGAGGTCCAGTTGTGAGCGTGAAATTATCCGCCTGGGTGTGGGATGGCTGTGCCGCCCACGGTGTGAAGGGCATCAAATTGTTGATCATGGCACGGCTCGCTGATTTCAGTAGTGATGAGGGCGTTTGCTGGCCCTCAGTCGATACGATTGCGCGCCAACTGGGTGCGGGGCGTAGCACTGTCATAACAGCGATAACGCAGCTGGAAAAAGACGGCTGGCTGACACGAACAGAGCGCCGTAAAGGGCAGCGCAGTGCCACCAACCTCTACACCCTAAATGCCGAAAAAATGCGTCAGGCCGCTGCAAGTTATCAGGGTTCAGTTTCTGAACGTCCAAAACCTGAACCTTCAAATTCTGGACGTTCAGATTCTGAATGTTCAGGTTCTGAACGTCCAGAAAACGGCGAAAACCGGGGTTCTGAGGGTTCAGAATCTGGACACGATCCGTCAGTAACTACAGATCCATCATTAAAACAGATCTCTTCGTCCGGGAATTCTGGCGAATCCCCAGACGGCGAATCCATTGAACAAAAAAACGCCTCACCGAAAGGGAAGTGGGGGACGCCTGAAGACCACAAGTGCGCTGAATGGATTTTTGGCCGTATCCGCCACCTTTACGAAAAAGCTGCAGAGACTGACGGGGAGGTGGCACGCCCGAAAGAACCGAACTGGAACGCTTGGGCAAACGAAATCCGGCTGATGCGCACAATCGACGGGCGAACCCATCGCCAAATCTGCGACCTGTTTAAACGCGTTCAGGCTGATCCGTTCTGGTGCCGTAATGTTCTAAGCCCCGGCAAGCTGCGCGAAAAGTGGGACGAACTGACGCTTAAATTGTGCGCCCACAGCCTTACTGACGGCCAGGGTGTGCATCAGTCGAGTTACGAAAACACCGATTATAGAGCGGGGGACTCCACAGGCTTCCGGGTAATTAATTAAAGATTCAACAAGGGGAAATTTTATGGCCAACAAACTTAAAACCGACCTGCCGGAAAAAATTCTAAATCTGGTTCTTGAGCGCGGTCGTCTGACGCTCGATGAAGCAGCAGCATTCGGTGATGTTTCTCGCCGTACAGCGCAGCGCTATTTCAATGCCGCGGTGAGCCTGGGCGGTTTGTACCGCACGCCTAAGCACGGAGCTTTTTTAAATGAAAACGCATACCGGGCCTGGCGTGAAGAAATGGGGAAAGCACGCCAGATCGCCGAAGAAAAAACCGAAGCGCCGGAATTTATGCTGCCCTACGACGCGTCACGCAATGTGATTTGTACAGAGTGCCGAAAAAGTCCGGCAATGCGCCGCGTTCTGGCGTTTTACGGGGCTGCGCAATGATCAATTTACCAAAATGCCCTACCTGCGGAAAAACGGTTGAGTATTTTGCCAGGGAGGGGCGCTGGTCGGGCAGGGCGGAGATCCGCTGCGTAGGCCATCACAGCATCGGTACGGCATACGCGCCTGGTTCGAAAGAAAAAGCTCGCGAACTGCTGTTTAAAAAATGGAATGAACTGGTAAAGGGAGAAAAATAAGTGGCTAACTCATTCAAGCAGATGATCAAAGGTGGCGTTATCAAGCGCACCGACACGGGGATGTTTATCAGTCTGGCCGACATTCATGTCCGCGAGGGCTTCAACAAACGCGAGGACGACGAGCGCACCCGGCAGGCCGATGATGACCTTTTCCAGTACCTCATGAACGGCGGCACGGTTCCACCATTGGAAGTGATTGCCCGTGATGAGGGCGGAGTGTGGATTGTTGAGGGGCACCGCCGCCACCGTGGCTACACGCGCTGCCTTGAAGCAGGCAAGCCGGTAGATCGCATCCATGTCATGCCGTTCGTGGGTAACGACGTGCAGCGCCTGGCACGCATTATGACCAGCAATAACCAGCTGCCGCTCTCAGTAGTTGAGCAGGCCGGAGTTATTCAGGAACTGGCTACCACGTTCAACCTCACCACCGCCGAAATTGCGAGGCTGGTGAATAAATCGATTCCAACCGTAGAAAAGCTGCTGACACTCAGCACCGCCAGTCACGACGTACAGCAGGAAGTTAAATCCGGTGCCGTTTCCGTTGACGTCGCTGTCGATCGCGTGAAAGAGCACGGAGAAAAAGCT